AATACTCTTATTTCATCGACTTATAAGTTTGTGGTACAAAAATAATACTAAGTTCTTAAATCCTAAATAATTCTATGACGCAGCCAATTAACCTAGTTGATTTAGATTACGATACGCTAAAAGCAAGTCTTGTCACTTATTTAAAATCAACTGGTGTTGGTCAGCAATTTGATCTTGATAGCCCAAATACAGCTATCGACATGATCAATGGTTTATTTACCTATAATACGCTAATATGGCTACATTATCTCCATATTTTGAACAATGAGTCTTTCATTTCAAGTGCAAAGAATGTGGAATCGGTATCGAAACTGCTTCAAATAACAGGATTTACACCCCCAACAAAGAAATCCTCTCTTGCTCTTGTGACATTTACCAAGACTAATGCTAATCTTGCCCAGATAGATCGTTTTGCAACCATGAGGGCTAGAAATGCCAGCAACAATCCCATCAATTTTTACTACATCGGACCAAGAATTACAATTGATACTGCAAGTACTTTTGAATTTTATGCTGGAACCAAGTTAGTAAAGCAATTGGCAATCAATGTTGATCTTGATAATCAGGAATTTCAAATAGCAGATAAAGATGTTGATATAAGGACCGTTCTTATTTCAGTAAACGGAACATACTGGACCAATTATACTAATGAACCAGTTGTTGGTACAACAGAAGAATCTCAAATCTTCTTCTTGGTGAAGAAAGGAGATTATTACTATGTTAAATTTGGAAAAAATCTCCAATCAGAAGATATCAATAGCATAGGTAAGTCTATAATTAGCACAGATACGGTATTGCTTTCCTATGTTGTGGCATCTGGTCAGCAGGGAAACGGAGTAATTTTCAACTCAATTACTCAATTCTCGTCAAATAACGGATTAGCTATTCCTGCCGCTACCGTGTCATCAACCACTTCGTCAGGAGGATTTGACGCTCCAGACATCAATTATCTAAAGTATCTTGGGCCAAGATATTACGGATATTCTTCATTGGTAACAAAGAGCGACTATGAAGCTGCCATAGCAGCATCTGGCTATGTTCCGGACGAAACTACCATTGGAAATCAAATTGCCGTTTTTGATGGTCAAGATTATAACGATTTCTATGGAAAGATTTATTACTCACTAATAGGTCTTGGAGCAGATTCCTCACAAGTAACATCATTAAGTAGCAAGTTATCGGCTAAATCTATCGTTGGACTTGCCATAGAATATCTTGAGAGCGATGACTTTACTGGAAAATTGAGTTTGGCTATAACATACGATTCCAGAAAGACAAATAAATCCGCATCACAGCTCAGATCAGAATTGATTGTTGGGATCAATAATGCTTATGGAAATAATCAATTCAATCACGCAATTTCAAAGGCAGATTTAATTACTCTAGTAACTGATTACGATCCTGGTCTTTCAGTTACAGACACTAATATTACCTTTGTCTTTGATAATGTGGTGGATCTTGATGTGTCAAGAAATATAAGATTCTACCATGCTATAACAAACTTTACTACTACTTTGGTGAGCACAAACCTCTCAGCAAGCCAAGTCAAGTTTGCAAATACAACTACAAATGTTCCCGAATTAAACGGATACAAGTATATTGCTGCTTACTTAAATGACGGAACATTAGTAAATTCTAAGGTCGGAGTATTCAATCCTACGACTGGTCACATACTTTTCTACGATACCGTAGATCCAAGTGCAACATTCACCATTTCCATAACCGCTAATGCCACTTCAATTGTTCCCCAGAACAATATGGCCGTGGAATACGAAGTCGATACTTTAACAGTAACATGATTCTCTTTTTCACCAATCCGAATCTTGCAGCCACAGGTGGCATAGCCCAATATAATACCGATGCTGGGTGCGAATATGCAATTAGTGTCTTAGGTACTCAATTTGATTTAGAAACACTAGCATCGACAGATAGAAAGTTTTTCTATTCCGTAGAACATCAATTTCCAGCTTGGCTAGTCAAAGAAGCTAAAGCAGATCCTGATATCAATACTATTAATTTGATTCAGAAGTATTATGACTGGGTGTTCTCGGCTAGTGGATTAGACATTTACCCAAATTACGAAGATATTCAAAATGTCTTCTACATGAATTTTAGCTCACTTAAAGAAACATATAAGTCTTTATTCTCAGATTTTGATTTCGATGACTTTGGAGAAGAGTACGAATCTGAATTGAGGCAATTCCTGATCTCCAACAAAAAGAGATTTGTGGTAAACAAGGGCAATCAAGACTCCTTTAAATATTTTATTCAAACTTTCTTTGATTCAGTTCTTGATGATTATAGCATCACTTTCGGAGTCAATGAAACCATGATTTTGAACCAGGGTGTGCTAAACAGTGATGCTTTAACTGAAGGTCGCAATAAACAAGAATTTGGTATCGTCTTGACAGCCTATATTCCTGAGAAATACCAAGACGATTTCATTTCTCTAATGAAACCTCTTGGAATTAGATTTGATCTTATCAAGGGCCAGAAGAGTTCTGTAACTTTTATTAACGCTGCTGAGAGATATTCACCTAGCACTTTGGTACTATAAATAAAGTATGCCAAATGACTCGTCCAACAGATATTCAGAAGCTGTAAGTAATTTTTTGACTGATTCTTTGTATTGGGATTATTATGCTGGCTTTGGCGTAGTTGAAGTTGGATATGCCGATAAGAGCAGCAGAGTTTCGAAGGATGTCGCTAATTCAGCTAGCTTTATAAAACGAGTCACCTTAGACAATGTATCTGCTGTTTTTACCCGAAACGACTGGGTTGCAGCAAAAACATTTAAAGTTTTTGACTATACAGATCCAACTATAACAAATAGCCTTTGCTTCAATTCGACCACAAAAGAGCTATATTTGTGCGTTGGTGATACAAATTACAATAAACTCTCTACTAGAAATAATTCTGCACCGAGCAAATTTGCACCAAGCGGTTCGAATGGTACTGTAATTAACATGGAAGATGGGTATAGCTGGGTAAAAGTAAACTATGATCCAGCTCCAATATCTTCAAATTATATCAAAGTAACTGGTATTGAATCTTTAGTTGATTTTAGAGGTTCTACTCTAGATGCTACTGGTCCAACAGGTGGAGGATCAACTGGACTTACCTTTGGTACTTGCTGCCTATATGCCACTGAATCCTGGATAGAACCAGTAACAGGAAAGACATATAATGCTGGTGATATCGTAGCATCTTACAAAGTTCCTAATCGCTGGACTTGCGGATATTTAGCCAGCCAATTAGACTTTGAAGGGGTATTTTTACCTTCCGTAACCTCCACCGAATACGGCGGATTCTTTAATATTTCTGGTCCCTCCGGTTGCACTCCATGCGGAGCTACTTATTCTACTGTTACTCCTCTTGCCTTGTTCAATGCTGGAGGATCCGGAGGTTATACGGCTGGTAATGTTTATAGACAAAATACAGATATTCTTACTGCTATTCCATCTGGTTGTATTCTAAGCGTAATGTTTAACGATAGAAGTGATGTTACATATTATTCTGATATAGAAGATCCTGAAATAAATCTAGACACTGATGGTACTATAGGATCATGCAAAGCTTATTTGAAAACAGAATTTGTTGGTGGTATCAATCGATATAAAGTTATTGGAGTTTATATAACAAACCAATTAACATCAAGTAATTGTACTTATGTTGAAGCACCATCTCTCGTAACTGGAAATCTTAGTATTGCTTCTCTTGGCTCTCAGGGAGCACCGACCGATCCCTCAAGTTGTTTAGCTTCGATTCAGTTCAATCTTGCTCCGATTTCAGACGAATCTTACCTTAAAATTTATGATTTGTTGCGAACTACGCAAATATCTGTAGCAGTAGAACTTTCAGAAGCGGAAATCAATACGTTGTTTAATACTCCAGCTTCGTATTCTTTTGAGTCGGCTTTCTTGGTAACAGGTCTAAAGAATTCCAGTGGATATAGAATTCAATCTGATGGTGCTAGAAGCTACTCTAAGACTCCTATAAAGGCAAGTGCCTCGGCAATTATTACCTCTATTTCTGGGGATATTAATACGGTTGAGCCGGGAGATTTCGTTGCAGACTTTAGCGATCCAATTGATGTAAATTACTTAACAAATAAAACATCTGCAACAAAGACCATAGGCAGCGGATCAAGAGCATTTGTTCCAGGAAAACCAACCTCTAGTTTCAATCTAGGATTCGGTGTTTTTGCTGGTAGTACTTCCGGATCTGTTGAAATTTCTTCCTATGATGCTTACGCAATTGGTACTGGTGGTTCATACACCGTACAATTTAGCGGTGGAGCCACCTCTAGTTTTACAGTAACATCAATTACTGGACCTAGTATAAATATGAGTGATTGTACCGTATTGTTCACAACAGATACACTTATTCAGTCGGAAAATACATTTAACCTAATATTCAATATCTAACATGGCCGCATACCCCTTTGACGATCAATTTCCATTAACCAATTACCCCTATTCAAGCAGAACATGGGGCGGAAGTGTTGATTCTACCACCAAGAAAAACCATTCTATGGTGGCGTTCAAGGCTGGTAGCAAACTACAGGCATCTGAACTAAACGAACTGCAAGAAATTTTGTTCCTTCAGAATAGTCTAAACATGAATATGATTCATGAATGGACTAGCCATTTGGCAGGCACTACAGCCAAAGGTCCAGCCTGGGATGGTTCTACTCCCCTATTCCCCAAGAGCCACCCACAAGGCGGTACAGCCCTTCCATTGGTCGGCTATACCTTCAATAGCTCTAACGGTATCACTATATCCTTCAGAGAAGGTTGGTATCTAGCTACACTACCCTCTGGCGTGAAGGACTGGGTTTACAACAATACAGATAAAACTGTAAGAATTAGCACCACAGCAAGCGTAGAATATTACGCTGGACTTTCTTTTGGGATAGATTATATTACATGCACTGATGATTCGTCACTTAGCGACAATTCAAGCGGTGCTCCAAACACAAGCATTTGTGGAGCGGATAGATATCAAATCAGTTTCTCTGCTGCTCAGATCACAGGAGCTTCAGGATTTAACAACGACACCTTCAATAGAATTTTGAGTTTTAATGCTGTTGGATCTACTTTGACTATCAAATATATTAATGGTACAACAATCTGAGGAATTATATGAGTGAAAAGAAACCTTGTAATTGTGCAAATAAGAAGAAATTTTCAGACTCACCACTAGAACAATCAAAAATTAAAAAGTCCATTAGTATGATCCAAGGCTATGCCATGGCTATGGCATCGCGTGGATTTAAAGATAAGAAGGTCGATAAGACCGTAAAGCAACTTAGAGTATTAAGTTGCTTTGGTAATGAAGGACAGGGAGGAGAATTGCCTCCGTGTAGCCATCTAAAAAAATCAGAGACAGACGGAAAGTTCTTTTGTGGAGCCTGTGGCTGTGGAGATAGAAAGGCCACATGGCTTAATGGCACAGAAGAAGAGTATAGCAAGCTTGATTATCCAAAGGTAAATTGTCCAATTACAATGCCAGGATTCTCAAACTACACTCCCAGCCAGCCACACGAAGCTAATGAACCTCAGAGTAGAAAGCATTACATCGAAAATATGAACTTTATGGAAGTTCAAAAAGTAGAAGTAACTTCTCCTGAAACTCCAAAAGAAGTAGCTGATGTTATTGACGCTCTACAGACGGTAGAGAAGAGCAAGGAGACTCCGAAGTAATGGCTGTGCATAAATACAGTAAATGGCACAACCTAACTCCAGAGAATCCATAATTCAGTACGCTTTCCGGCAGCTAGGTGCTCCGGTTGTAGAAATAAACGTAGACCAGCAGCAAGCTCAGGATAGACTTGATGATGCTTTACAATTCTTCTCAGAACGCCATTTTGATGGTGTTGAGAGAGCCTTTTTTACATATGCTTTAACACAACAAGATATTACAAACAAGTATATCAATACAAATAATTTGGGACAAATAGTTGGATCTAGCACTGGTAGTCCTACTGGATACGATATTCTTTCTGTAATTAGAATTCTTCCTTTCGGAACTTTGACCAGTAATTATCTTTTCGATGTAAGATATCAATTAGCCCTAAACGATGTTTATGGTATTAATACAAACTTAGGATTTGTTAATTCATCTCCGATTGCAAATTTTGATATTACTAAGAGATATATTCGACTGATTGAAATGATGTTCGATCCAGAAAGAACTGCTCGTTTCAATAAAGTAACAAATAAACTGTATATCGAAACTGACTGGTCTGCTTTGTCGGCTGGTACTTATATTGTAGTAGAAGCTTATGTGAATTTAAATCCTGATGTTTATACAGAAATCTTTAACGATAGAATGGTGAAGAAATATTTCACTGCTCTTGTCAAGAGACAATGGGGACAGAATCTTTCCAAGTTTGATGGGGTTGCATTGCCCGGTGGTGTTCAATTAAGAGGTGGTACTATTCTCGCTGAGGCGGAAAGAGAAATTGCAATCCTTGAAGATCAAATTATTTCTGCATACGAACTCCCACCAGATATGATGACTGGATAATATGGCTCGTAATCCTTACTTCAAATTTCAAGCAGGAGAACAGAATGTTTCTGAGGATATCATCGTTGAAATAATCAAGATGATGGGCCAGAATGTCTGGTACATTCCAAGGGAATTTGTAAATCTTGATAGACTTTTTGGTGAAGATCAGCTCAATAAATTCACAAAAGCATATCAAATCGAAATGTATCTCGCTTCCATTGCCGGATACGAGGGTACTGATGTAATCACAAAGTTTGGTCTTGAAGTCAAAGATAGAGTGACATTGGTTGTTAGTAGAAAGAGATTTACGAACGAGGTTACTACGCATAGCTCAACCATCGTTCGCCCAAGAGAGGGCGATATAATATATTTTCCCCTCTCAAAAACCATGTTTGAAATCAATTTCGTAGAACATGAAGCTCCGTTCTACCAATTGGACAAACTGTATGTTTACACATTATCTTGCGAAACCTTCAACTATTCTGCCGAACAGTTTGCTACAGGTAATAGTGAAATGGATACTATATCTAATGTGAAGCAGAGTACTTATACTTTCTATGCAAATATAAATGGTGTTGGATTCCAGACAGCATATTCGAATCTGACTCTCGGAGAAAAGCTGTACATCTCTGGCAGTTTAACAGGAACAACAGCATATTTCAGACTACTAGATTACACTCTAAATCAAGATAATCTTGAGCTTGAAATTATGGCTCTTGATGGAGTCACCTTCCTGGATCCTACTGTAATAACAAGAGAAAATACAGGAAATACATTCGGATTACTTACAACGGAAAATACCGGAAACTATGGAATCATCAATCCCATTCTTGGAGATGCAGACGGAGAAAACCCTCCTCTGGATTATCAAAGAGGATTCACTGGTGCTGGAAGCAAGTACGATATTCCTATAATTAACTTTAGTGAAACTGATCCATTCTCACAGGGCAATTACTAATGTTTAATACATTTAATAATCAGTCTATCAGAAAATTAGTAGTTGCATTTGGATCATTATTTGATCAAATTTATGTAACTAGGAAAAATGATACTACCGGGACACAGGAAAATATAAAAGTTCCGATTACATTTTCTTCAAAAGAAAAATTTCTGAGAAGATTGGAATCAAATTCTTCAATTACTGACAAAGTAAAAACACAGATCAATTTGCCGTATTTGAGCTTTGAAATGAACGCGGTGGCATATGATCGTACAAGAAAGAGAAATAAGCTTAGAGTAGCAACAACTTTAGATCAGTCCGGAATCTCTCACAAATCTTTTTCAGAGACTCCAGTTGATGTCGAATTTCGTCTTTATTTTTACTCAAGAAGCATGGAAGAAATTCTTCAGATAGCAGAGCAAATTCTTCCCTATTTTAATCCAGAGTTTAATATAAGAATAAACTTCAACGATCTTTATCAAGATATAAATGTACCTATTAATTATAGAGATTTTAGAATTCTTGATGACTATGAAGGAGCATTGACCAACAATAGAAGAATTTTGATTGGTACAATGGTATTTGTTGCCAATAGCTATGTCTTTGGAGAAATAAAGTCTGGCAATCCACCAACAAGCACATCTCTAAGAATTGCTGACTTGTTGACTGAAGACTATGTTGCTCCAGTAACCTCATTGACTATAAATTCAAGTCTCCCTGCATTTAATTATAACTATCCAGCAGATACAGCAGTTTTGTTTAGTAATCTTATATGGACAGAAGAAAATGTTCCAAATTCAACAACAACAGTATTGGTATTGAACGATGATTCTGAAGTTTTATATTCCGGAGCAACAGAAGCAGGAAGACAATCATTAACAACTGCGATGTATAATGATGTTCTTGAAAGTATTGCGAACTATTTAAACGCTTGCGGTACTGTAGTAACTGGTCTTAAAACCTACACTCTGATTGTTCAAAACGGTCAACTCAGTGATTCGAAGACATTTAAAATCAATAGCTTTAATGGTACTGGAGTGTGTGAGCCTGTTAGAAGCTTGTTGATTAATACAGGTTTGCCGTTGCTGAATTACTCAGTGCCAAGTCAAAACAGTCTATTAACAACACAATTGTTCTGGGATGAAAGTAATGTTTTAGGAGTTACTACGGCTGCTAAAATTTTCGATGATGAAGACAATTTGATCTATTCTAAGGTTGTAAATGCTGGCGTAGAAACATTGGTATTTGAAGATATAGACGATATTGTTCTTGCAATAGCAAATGATTTGAATACATGTGGTCAGGTTTATAGTGATTTAAGTGCATATACATTTAAAGTTGAAAATGGAGCATTGAGTGACAGCGTAAGTTTCATAATCAATTATGTTGATGGCTCCTTGATCTGTTTACCAACAACTAGTCTATCAATCAATACTTTGTTGAATAGTAGCACTTACAAAATAACAACAGCGGGAAATGAACTTCTCAGATCTAGAATGACCTGGATCAAAGAAAATCTATTAGTAGCAAATACTACAGTGCAGTTATTGGATTCGGACAGCAATATAATTTACACTACAACCGTTTCAAATACCGTGACAACAATTTCTAGTGGAATATTTGCAGCGATGATTTCTGCTATAAATTCAGACACTGGAGCATGTGTTGGAGATGTTTCCGGTACATTTGTTTATACTTTCAGAATAACTAATGGAGCAGCTACAGATTCTAGAAATTTCACAATCACATCAATTTCTGGTCAACTCTGTATATAAAATATGGAACCACTTGACGAATTTTTTGATATTAAAAAACAAGATCAACCAAAAGAAATATTACAAGCAAATCCAGATAAGGATTTCGATTACGCCAAGCGTAATATGTACGACATCATTGAGAAGTCCAAGGTTGCTCTTGATGGGATTATGAAGGTTGCTTCTGAAGGCGATTCTCCCAGAGCATATGAAGTCGTAACTCAAATGTTGAAAACCATGTCTGAGATCAACAAGGATCTTATCGATCTGGAGAAGATCAAGAACGAAGCAAATAAGACCACAATAAAATCAACTACAAACAATTCGTTCTTTATTGGTTCAACAAGTGATCTTCAGGATCTAATCAATCCAGAACGGAGCAAGAAAAAGGCTCTAGATATAATTGATGCGGAAGTGAAGAATGTCGAGGAAATTTAAAGGTTACTTAGGTAATCCAAACCTAAAAGAAGCTGGAGTAAAGATTGACTTCACCGAAGAACAGATTCGGGAGTATGTTCGTTGCTCCCAGGATCCAATCTACTTCATCAAGAAATACATCAAAGTCGTGTCTCTTGATAAAGGTCTTGTTCCTTTTGATTTATACGATTATCAAGAGGACATGATTAATAAAATGCATAACAATCGTTATATCATTGCCAAACTGCCCCGTCAGTCTGGTAAGAGCACAACGATTGTTGCATTCATTCTTCACTACATTCTTTTCAACCAGAGCATGAGCGTTGGTATTCTAGCCAACAAGATGAATACGGCCAGAGAAATTCTTGGCCGACTTCGCCTAGCTTATGAATATCTTCCCAAGTGGCTTCAGCAGGGCATCATTGAATGGAACAAGACTTCTATTCATTTGGAGAACGGCTCCAAGGTCATGGCTTCTGCCACCTCATCATCCGCTGTTCGTGGTGGTTCATTTAACTTGATCTTCTTGGACGAGTTCGCTCACGTTCCCCAGAACGTGGCAGAAGAGTTTTTCAGCTCAGTTTACCCCACAATTACATCAGGTCAGACCACCAAGGTCTTCATGGTATCCACCCCAAACGGCCTCAATATGTTCTACTCCTTCTGGAAGGGGGCTACAAGGAAGCCTGGGGACGAGGGAAAGAACGAGTATGTCCCCATAGAGGTGTCGTGGAGACAGGTTCCTAAGTACGCTGGTGGGCCTCTGCGTGACGAGCAGTGGAAGCAGCAGATGATTGCCCAGACCAGCGAACAGCAGTTTGAGCAGGAGTTTGAATGTTCATTCCTTGGATCTTCAAATACCCTCATTAGTGCCAGCAAACTAAATTTGTTGCAGTTCGATAAACCTCTGGTTAGAGATCCTGGTGGTCTTTATATCTACGACGAGCCAAAGGACGAACACGCATACTTCATCATGGTAGATACGGCTAGAGGTCAGGGCAAAGACTATACAGCAATGGTTGTTATAGATTCTACTGAAAAGCCGCACAGAGTTGTGGCTAGGTATCGAAACAATACCATCTCACCCTTCGATGTCCCTCCTGAACTATATGCTCTGGCAATAAAATATAATAATGCCCACTTGCTAATCG